CAAAACCAATGGGCTTAAGAGACGCACTAACAATGGGCAAACGAGTGCCCAAAAGGTGTTGTTGCACCAGAAAACAAATGGGATCAGCTAACCGATTGTCGGTGTAATAAATTATTGATTTCATCTTTTATATGTTGCCTTCCCCTCACTTCCTTTAAACCACATCCAACTTCTATATTGATCACGCCTTTCTCCTTCAAAAGATTTACTTTTAGCTCCAATCACAAACCAAGGGTCTATTCTAAATGCCTTTGTATAACCATCAACCACTTCTTTTACTTGCAGAACATGAGGCCCAAGTTCTTTCCATCGACCATAAGCATAATCGTGACCTGAAATAACACCACCCTTTTTAATCTTGTGTGACCATCCCCAAATATCTTCTGCAACAAACTTGAAACCATGATGACCATCTATATAAACAAAATCTAAGCTCTCATTTTCAAAATCTTTTATGGCATCCATTGATTTTTTTCTAACAATGTGACATCTTTCAGATTCAATCCAGGGGGCTAAGTTCTCTTTGGCTGCCTCAAATACCTTATTTTGATGATCTTGATAGCCAACAAAAGCATGATACTCTTGATAACTAAGCCAAGGATCAACTGCATACACCTCTAAGCCAACTCGTAACAACCTTCTGGTGAAAGAACCTCTCTGTACCCCTATCTCAACGCCAACCTTGCACCCTATCTCTTTAAAGAAGTCTGGTAGTTGTCTTCTACCAACATCGGGAATCTCTACCGGATTTCCTTTTAATCTTATTCCTTCAATTATTTTCATAAATATTTTTCTTTTACTTGTTTTGCTGTACCCCAATAAGGTAACTCTCCAACGGGTTCTTTTCCATGATGAGTTTGTTTTCGCATTGAATCTCCTGTTTTAATTTGAAAACAACCATACTTAGTTTTAAATGTATCCCATCCCTCTAAGAATGGTAATCCTATTTCTTTTGGAAAATTCTTCATCTCTGTATTCCATTGAGGTTGATCTTTTAAAAGGAAATTAAGTCTATTAAGCAAGAAATCTCTTCCGGCCACCTGAAATGCTGTTTGACTGTCTTTAGTATAAAAAACATCTTGATTATAAGGAATTACAAAATTATTAGTATTCCTATAAACTCTGTCTAATTTCGGAGGCACAAATGTAAAATAATCAGGAGAATATAAACAATCAGCCTCACAAGAAATTACATAGTCTACTTCAGCCATTTCAACTGCCATTTGTAATTGCCTACAAAAATTAAAACCAGAGGTTCCAACATCACCAATAACTTTGGTATTCTGAGCAAACATCGGCTTTTGGGTGACACTGTAAATAGGCAAATCTCCAATTTTATCAATCATGTCATCGATAATCCTGATCTCAAATTTGGGATCTTCCCGGCAACTGGAAATATAAATTATTGCACCCCTCATAATACTCTCCTGGCCAAAATAGTTTTGTGACCTAGGTGCTTAATCATCTCAACTCTGTGATTCCCGTCAACCACGCGCCACTTTTCGTCTACCGTAATTGGTCGTAAAAGTCCGTTCTTTTTAATACTGTTATAGAGTTCAATTTTTTGATTCATATATCTTGTTAACTTTTCTTTTAACCAAACAGATCGTGACTCTGGGTTTTTAGTCAAACGATACGGTTTTAATATTCTATAATATCTACTTTTAAATGGATCAGCACCTCTATCCAGTTCTGCATAAAAACCTTTCTGTACTTGATTGCCAATATCCAACATATTTATCTCAACACGCTCTACCGAAGGACTTTTAAAACAAAAACTCGATTGTCTTCTTGGAAAAGGATCGCCCTCAAATGGCAATTCGGGTATGTGTCCGATCTCTTTCCAGTTACTAAAGTAATCTCTTATTCTGTCGGAGTCTGCCCCTGCTTTACATCTATTTTCACTTTTTTTGGCAGTAACTATAATACAATGTGCAGCTTTTCCCTGAAGCTTATCTAAAAATTCGAGCCAATGATCTATTGGGAAATAGTAATGAGTCATCGCCATAACAAGATAGTCAGACGCAGGTAGTCTATCAATAACATATTTCATATCACGCCAACTTACACTCCACTTGCCTCCCACACTCTTTCTATAAGCCTGATTTTTCCTAACAGCTTCCTTGTTTGAATCCACACCCATAACTTTACTAAAACCCAAATCTTCAGCCAGTTTTAAAAACACACCAGCGTTACATCCCACATCAATAAAAGTCATATCTTTGCAATTTTTTGGTAAAAATGGAAGTACAAAATTGTCCCATTTACCTATGTTCCAAAACTTACTACCTTCCTCTTTTTCATCTCTCGGCAACCTGGGTGCCCCCGGAACCCACTGATAATTCCCAAATTTTTTCATACAAAATGTTTTACAACTTCTGATGCTTTACCCCAATAAGGAATGTCAAAAGCTCTTATGAACCCCATTCTTTTTCTGTGATTCTGCTGCAATGGTTCCATGGAAAAATCATGCCCAAAAGAAACAATCGCAATGGTTGTCTTAAATTCAATTGTTTTTTGCGCACTAACCCCCAATTTTCCTTCAATATCTTTCCTGCCCAATTCTCCGGCTAAACCATTTGGCACACCATCGGGATATTTATTAAATTTTTCTTCTAGGGCTTTAATCAACTGCTCTCTGGGTGCGATCAAAGTAGAATTGTTGACACGCAGTTTCCAAAAGTAAGTTGGATTGCCCCAAGTAAACAATCCGGCTCGATTCATATTGTATGCAAAAGTATCAAGTGGGGAACGATAAGTAAAGTGTTCTTCGGGATAAAGAGTATCATCTTCAATTACGGCTATATAAGGCGTAGTCGCTAATTTAGCTCCCCTCAACATCTGCCTATAAACATTTGATGTTTTTACTGGCTCTTTTTGGATAATATTTGTCCCCCAATCTGAAGGCTCCCTTGTAATAGAGATCACAGGAGTATCACCGAGTGCCTTAGACACAACTTTTCTATGATACTTGGCCCATTTTTTAGGGACTTTGTTAACTGTTAAAAATATAGCTGTTAAATCTTTCATTTTTTTATAACAATTAAGTTATCATCCTTTACTCTTTTTTCTATAAGGATAAGCCTGTCTTTAGTTGTGTGTTTTGCAAACTTTAACAATCTGGGGACAATACATTTATATTCACTCAACGCGTTCACAGCATAATTTGGCCTTCCAACGTCTTCTATTATATAAATGGCTCCATTGTCTAACATTGGCAATATAAGTTTCGCCAATCGAACCTGATTTCCTACAGAGTGTGAACCATCATCAATAAATAAATCTATGTCAGCGCCAGTCTTTTTGATAAGTTCCTTCATGTGAGAGCCCCTTCTCTCGTCATAAACAAAAGTCTTTATTCTCCTGTCTTTAAACATTGTGTCTTTCTGTATATCCACTCCGTAAATTTGAGCTTCTAGAAGAAAATCTCTCCACATTTTTAGGCTTGCTCCCCTGTGATATTTTCTCTTCAAATTTTTATCCCAATTGTGTTCACCGTATTTGATATTTTCATAATAACCAATACCAATTTCTATTACCTTTTTAATTTTTTTATCTTTTAGAAGTTCGTAGTAATATGGAGTATAGTTGTGCTTAATCCTGGGACATTTATCTGTTCCATATTTATAAGCCAGTTTACAAAGGGGTGTTTCTTTTATATCTTCCATGCTGGTTTTATTTCTTTTTCGTAATAATCTCTCCAAACTTTGAGGGCATATTTGCCAGCCTCAAAATTACTGCCCCTGTTTGAAGGATTTTCTTTAGTCCCCTCATGCCTTCCTTTGACAAAACTGCGATGTTTATGAGCAAACCATGTCTTTTTACTTACCATGAGCTTGCCCCCTGCTTTCCACGTCTTAAAAACCATCTCATGACTATCCTGATACATTTGTCCATAGCCTTCAGTCTGAAGTTCAACAATTACTTTCTCCCACCACGCTTTAGGCATTAACCAACAACTGCCTTGCATTGCCATTGATTCAATTAAATCTTGATCTTTATACTTTCTATCTCGACTTTTCCATTTTGCACCAGCAAACTTTCTTTCATCCTGAATTATTAACTTTTCAGTAATTACAGGCTCTAAATCTTTCATAACTTCCCATTTAACAGGATCAAGAAAATATCTTGTAGCAGTCATTATCCAATTTGGTTGACAATCTTCAACAAGAATCCGATCAAAGCCCTTAGCAAAAGCACAGTGTTGATCTGTTCGCAGAATATATTCACCACTGGCTATTTTTACACCAGCATTAATAGCTCCACGCATACCACGATTTTTACCTAAATGAACTACTTTTACTCGATCATCTTTTTTAATAGGAGTTATAGGCCAATAACCATCCAAAACTACGATTATTTCCATCTGATCGCCAAGTTCGGAATTTAACAGGAGAGATTCAATTGTGGGGTGTACCCAAGGGTCTTTATAAGCTGGAATAACTACACTTACCTTCATAAAAAAATTATATCACATTAATTTGTGAAACCTCAAGAGTTTGTTTACTTAGCTTTGAAGATTTGTTGGTTCAGCCTCAAAAATTATTTTTCTATAACAATAGCGGTTGCGCTAGCTGCTCTTTCAATAAGATTAATTGCGGTTTTACCATTTGGAACCTTAAAATCAAACACTTGCCCCGCAGGAATCACTTCATCAAAATTTGCAGCAGTAACATCATCAGCTCCCCACTTCAAGTAAACGTCTTTAGTAATTGCATATACTCGCAACATTGTTGTTTGTTTGTTTAATTCAATTTCAGATGACGCACTTAAAGACGAGTCAATTGTTCGAGCTAAAGCGACAACATCAGGGGTTATAACAGTTATCAACTTGTCCGGGCTATGTTTTAATTCACCTTTGTCATTTTTTGTCCACATAATTTAACACCTCCTTTACTTTTATTTAGCTTCATATCCCCGCCCTGTTTACAGAGCAGGGTATAAAGCCAAAAGCCTAATCCATCATCAAGATGATGGGCTAGGGCTAATTGACGGGCTTAAACTCGGACTCAAGCTAGGGCTCAAGCTAGGGCTCAAGCTAGGACTCAAGCTAGGACTCAAGCTAGGACTCAAGCTAACACTAGGACTGACACTCGGACTCAAGCTAGGACTGACACTCGGACTCAAGCTAGGACTCACACTAGGACTGACACTCGGACTCAAGCTAGGACTCACACTAGGTGAGACTGATGAGGAAACTGCTTTAGTAACCACACCATTCGCCTGTGTAACAATCCACTGTACACCATCACAAAAAAGCTCCATGTAATTTCCTATTACACCTGCAATCGTAGCATCCTCAGTTACAGTGGCATCGCCATTGTAATTTATTGCTTCATCATCTTGTGGGTCGAGTCGTACTGTTTGAGCAGCTAAAAGAGCCACTCTCACAACTTTCCCTTTTGAATTAGCAACTGCGGGTAACGTGAGCACTAATGCCCCAGAATCACCTTCATTAGTAAAAATGGTTGGTGTTTCAAGGTCAGTTTGTGTAATTGTGTAATCGCTAGTTTTAGCGGTTACAGTCGCAGTACGCAAATTAATCGTAGGAAAAGCTGGCATTAAGTAGCTCTTTAGAGCATAAATGCCATCTGCCAATCGGCTTAAAAATTGTTTTACTTCTAAATTTTTCAACATATTGTGTATACAACTTTATGTTAATAGTTGTTGTATTTCTCACCTCCTCTCATTTTAAAATTTGACTTTCGCCAGTTGAAGGGGCGATTACACTCACCCCTTCTTAGGCGACTGGATTGAGTAAGAAACTATCCAGTAAGTTCCATTGCTTAGAAATTAGACGCGTCTTGAGTCAAGTTAACAGCCAGGACTTTTCCATCGTCAAACATCTGGGTTCCAACTCCGATTACACCTTTAGGTAAATCAGCAAACCCTTTTTCTTTGTCTGCAACTTTCAAATCCACAAACTGCAAAACCATATCAATTGCACCTCTAATCATAAAGACTGACTCCTGTTTCTGCACACTCCACACATCTGCAGTAGCAGTAAGTGTTTCACTAACAGAAATATCACCAAACCCACTAAAGACCATTGCTTCCGCGGATCCATCGAGGCTAATATTGCGTTTTCGGTAAAGAAGGAACTGATCCCTCAAACCCAAAGCAACATAAGCAGTACCTACAGCTCCACCTTCTACGGCGAGTTTTAGGTTAGCTCTTGAAGCTGCCACGTTTGCACCAATATAAACATTACCAGCAGTTGTGCCGATAGTATCTTTAAAGGTAAACGTAACACCACTAACAACGACAGTATCACCATCAATAGGTTTCGTAGCTACTGTAAGCGTAGCAGACCAAGGAAGATTGTTGTTTTGAACAACAGTCCATCCCTGCCATGGGCCAACAACTCCATTACTAAGAGTTGAATCACCAAGTCTAGTTTCTCGATCAGATTTTGCCCTTCTTAGCTTCGCAACTGTGCGTGGCCCGAGAACCGCTGCACGCATTAAAGTCTCATAAGGAGCATCAAATGCACCGAGTTTTCCTTCAGCTTCTTCTAAAATATCTAAAATATTTGCAGAAGTAACCTCAAGAGCTGTACCACCGTTAATATCGTGGTCAGCACTAGTAATATTCCCTAAATATTCTTGCTCAACCCTATTCATCAACCCTTTACGAATTGATTTCAAAGAGTGTTCAAGTAAATTATAAGGAGTCTGCTTTTCTTCAGTGACATCAATATCCTCCGCAGCATACTCGAAAGTATCAACCTCCAAGGTCTGTTTTGTCGAAGTCTTCGTTTCAAAACTAATATCGCTGTGAGGTATATAAGTTCCTACTTGAGGGTGTGACAAAATTGGCTTGTGAGCCTTTCTTCCGTCTGTGCGAATTAAGTCTTCTAAAGATTGATTTGCCAAATAAACTGCGCTGTTCGCGACGAACAGGTCTACTTGCAAATCACCCCAAAATTCTTGTCTTGCATCATCCATTTTTTATATTCACCTCCCTTCACATCAAATCAAATTAAGTTTTGATTAAATTTTTATTAAATTTGAAAAATAAGAGAGAGAGTATGGAGTTCTATTGCTGTGATTCGTATTCTCGCTTCGCAACCTTTGCCTCAGCCCAAGCTTTTCGTCCTTTTTTAGTATCAAGAGCAAATTCAGCTGGATCGAGTGGCTTAGAAGGGTCAATATTAGCACTTGCATAGTTTCCCCTGCTTTTGCGTTTAGGAGTTGCAGATTCTATCCGTTTCTCCTTTTCAACTTCCTCTATTGCCGAAACAATATAAGGTAGCTTCGCTGCCTCTCTTACAGAGATACCCTTAACTTTAGCAAGATCCTTAACTTCTGTCTCAATTTCTTCGGGTAATCCAAGACCTTCAAGATCTCTTTTTGCCTCGCGTTCATCAAGCTTTCTGTCAAGCTCTTCTGCTGTTAATGGTTTCCCTTCAGTGTGGGGTTCACCCTCCTTAGGAGTATCCTTTGGTCTTCCAGAAGTCTTCTTGGTTGCTTTTTCCCTCCAGCTAATCTTTTGCTTAATAGCTCCAGATAGTTTTTCCCTTTGGGCTTTTTCCTTTTCAACGATTTTGTTAATAAGCTCCGGTTCATCTTCGGGGTTAATCCCTAAATCCTCGGCAATTTTGCTTTTTAACTCTTCGTCTTTGACTTCTGCTAATGCTTCAGCTTCAGATTCTTTCTCTTCTGCAGAAATTTCTTCAACTTCAATATTAGGGTCTTTTGTTTTTTCGTCTTCGTCCATAGGACTTCAATTCCTTTCGCCCGTAGGGCTATTGCTAATCGCAATGTTTTTATTATAGCATAAGCTACAAAAAATCAAATCAAGTATTGATTATATTCCCACAATCGGGACAAACAATACCAGGCTTGACTTCAACTAGCTCAACTTCATAATCTCGATCTTTGGCAAACTCTTTTGCTAACTCAGCGAAATTCTTACCATGAATATCAACAGTATACCTTCGGATTTCATTTCCCCCATTGCGAACAATCGCAGCATTTACCTTTTTATTCATTTCTGGTTTTGGAGTCTCAACTGGAGATTTAGGCTTTGCTGCTTCAACAGCTTTCTTCAATTTCTTCTCGGAAACACCAACATATTTTATTCCTAACACTTTTGCTTCTTTTTGGAGTTCTTGGTAGTTCATAAATTCATTATAATTCTATAGGAATTAATTTGTCAAATCTTCATTAATATCTTATTATTTCAAAATCCATAATTCTTTACAATTCTTTTCATTTTTTCCTTACGTAATCTCCTTGATTTTTCTCTAGGATCTGGATTTTGCGCATTTTTAATTACATTCTCCAACCAAGTTTTTATTTGCAACTTAGTATGTTCGTTGCCCACAAAAGTATTATAACCCTACTTTTAATTTTGCTGCATCAACTTCTTTTGCGGTAGGCTCACGCTTCTCATTAAAATCAATAAAGGGTTTCAATATATCTTGTAAAATCTCAGAAGCCATCGCACGCGCCCTTACAGTTTCCCCAGCTTTTTTATCGGTTAAATTTTTCAAATCACCAATAAAATTTAATTCATCTATTTTGGAAATAATAATCTCTTGGAATTCTTTGAAGTGAGGATCGTCTTTGAGCCTTTTAATCAATTCTTTATCCATAATTTAACTATTGTAACATATTTTTAAAGCCCATGACTTTTAGCCACCTGCTTAGCTCTTTGGTCACGCTGTGCCCTCATCATTGCCTGTTTGTGTTCGTCCATCGGAGCTTCTACAATTTCATTTTGCATAGCTAAAGCATCAGGCACATCATCGTGTGAACCTTTAGGAAACACTATCAATTCGTCTTCTAAATCTTTACACGACCCTTCGATATGATAAATACCACCACTTGAATATCTTGGTATAAGACCCCTAATTCTAACCTCTTTTTGTGTAGTTGGCTGTTTTATGGGCACAATATTCGGAAATTTATTACGCTTTATACAAGCATCTTTATAAAAAGGCTCCACTGCCTTCAAATAAACTGTCTCCTCAATTCCTATTTTTTCAAAACCCTCATCGTGTAACTTGAAAACATGCTCCAACAACTCCTTAGAATCAAAGTGTACCCCCATTGCTTTAAGATTCCACTTATTTTGTCTATCCACATAATTTCTAATTATTCCAGTCTTGTCATTTTCAACACCTTTTCCACCTGGGTCTATCGTGGCAAATTTTCTGGTATCTAGTGCTTCAACCTCGGCCCAGGACCTCTTTTTAAACCATTCTTCTTTAAATTCTTGGTTTTCTGAAGTAATTGGATTACATTGATACAATGCCGCAAATTCATAAGGCCCAAGAGTAGTTTGATTTTTTCTTAACTTTTCAATTGGAAATTTTGCAGGCCATAAAGCCTCACCTTTTTTCCTAAAATCCTCGTCTTTTATA